GGCGAGAGCATCGCGGATGCCGTCGCCGCGGAGGCCGGCCTGCTCGGCGGTCCGGTCGGCGAGGCCTGGCTCGGGCTGGCGGCGGCGTGGCAGGTGGCCACCCAGGCCGGGGCGCCGCTGGCGGCCTGCCTGCGCCAGCTCGCGGGATCCTTCCGGGAGCTCGGACAACTGCACACCGACCTCCAGGTCGCCCTCGCCGGGCCGAGCGCCACGGCGCGGATGGTGGCGTTCCTGCCCGTAGTCGGCGTCCTGCTCGGCAGCCTGCTGGGCTTCGACACGCTGCGCACGCTGTTCCTCACCGTGCCGGGCTGGGTCTGCCTGGCGGGCGGGGCGGCGCTGATGCTGGCGGCCGACCGCTGGAACCGGTGGCTCGTCCGGGGGGCCCGGGCGCGCGACCAGACCCCGGGTCTCGAACTCGAACTGACCGCGATCGCCATGACCGGCGGCGGCTCGATCGACCGGGCCCGGGGCCTGGTCGACGCGGCTGCCGAGCGGTTCGCGCTGCGCCGCGGGCACTCGGTGGCCGCCATCGAGCAGGTGCTCGCCCTGTCGCAGCGGGCAGGGGTCCCGGCCGCCGAGCTGCTGCGCAGTGAAGCCGAGCAGCTGCGCCGGGACGCCCGCAGTGACGGCCAGCGCAGGGCCGCCACCCTCGGCGTCACGCTGATGATCCCGCTCGGAGTCTGCGTGCTGCCCGCCTTCATGCTGATCGGGGTCGTGCCGCTGCTGGTGACCGTCCTGTCCTCCACAGTCCTGGTCTTCTGACGGATCGCACCGATTTCCGCCCCGGCGATCGGGCCGACCCGTGCCGGGAGAGTCTGGGTGCACTCGTGCCGCCACACACCGCGTCGCCCGACGCGAGAAGGAGACGAACGCATGCCCAGCACCGATCCAACCAGCACCGGTCCCACCCCCACCGGTCCCACCGTTCCCGCGGGCACACTCGACCCGGCCGGCACGTCGCGCTGGGCCTCGAACGCCGGCTCCTCGGGCCGGCGCTCCCGCCTAATGCGGGCGTGGCCGCGCCGGCGCGACGAGACCGGGGCGGCGACGGCCGAATACGCGGTCGCGACCATGGCCGCGGTCGGCTTCGCCGGCCTGCTGATCGTCATCTAGCGCCCATAAAAGACGAGCGGACGGGTCAGCGTTTCGGAAGGGCTTCGCCAGCCTCACGGACCACAGCGGCGATGTCGAGGTGCAAGGCGAAGCAGGGCGCATCGAGCTGGTCGACATTCAGCACGCGCTCGCCGCGGAGGTACTTCGACATTTGCGACTGGGAATCCCGACGGCCAGACCGAGGCGGGGAGGCCTGCCGAGGCCGGTGACAGCAAGCTGTGACGCCGAGCACGGGGCGCCTGGGCGTGCCGCCGATAGACTCCCGATATCGAACAGGGGGAACCATGAAGCTGCACGCCGTCGCCATCACCGCAACCGTTCTACTGCTGGCCGGGTGCTCAGCGGAACCGAGCGAGATCGCCGGGGGCACAACCGCCACGGCGACACCCACGCCCACCATCAGCCCTACCCCTACGTGGACAGCGAAGCCATGGCCGACAGATATCCCCTCAGTAGTGGAGGCACCCGACGTGGCGGCAGCACCGGTCGAAGCGTCCGGTCCGAGCTACGACGACGAGACATTCCTCGCAGCTCTTGGCACGATAGATCCGGGACTGGCACACGAGCGATCACTGAACCGCGCCGCAAACACCTGCGTGGACATCGAGGAGGGGAAGGACAGCACGACGATTCTCATGAACATGGAAGCACGGTTCGAAGGCGGCACGGTGCCGAACCTCTCCGGCGGGCAACTCGCCTCGATGCTCAACCTGATCAAGACCACCTGCGACTAGCTGACGGGACCGCGGCGTACACTCCCGGGCATGGATGACGACCTCGACGCCATAGATCCGCCTCACTGCCCGAACTGCTTGGAGAGCTGTGTGGCCGGCGGCACGACGACGCACCCGTACTGGGTGTGCCCGTCGTGCCGGGTGGCGGTTCTCGCGCGAGGTTAGGCGGTACTGGCGATGAACGCGCCGACGAGGTGCGCGGCGTGCCGGTCGAGGGTCTGGCGGCCGCGGTCGTATCGGGTGGACGACGCACGAAAAACCCCGCTCGACGCATGGGGAGGACGTCGATCGGAGTTCGTTGCTGTTCCAAAACGAGACGGCGTGCTAGTCCGCGTTGTCCTCGGAAAACTCTATTTCGCCTCGGCGAATCATTGGCATGAGCAGGGCTGATCCGAAAACCCGCAGGGTGATATCTGCGATGGATTGACGAACGTATGGCACGAGGGCCATGAGCGCGACGTTGTTCACGAAATCAAGCAGGATGTCCCGAGGAATGGAACGAGCACCGATGCCATCTAGCACGTACTCGGCACCTACATCTGAGACGATCACGCCGAGGTCGGTATCGAACCGAGTTATCAGACGCACGCGGAAACCATTGTCGGCATCGCGGTAGTCGATTTGCAGGTCATACGAGGGCTCAACGGCTTCGCCCTCTTCCGTATCTGGAGAGACCTTTCCACGGCGAGCCGAGAGCTCGAACACTGAGACGTCGGAAAGGGAGCAGTTCTCTACGACACTCTCAAGACTGATCGTCTCTACCTCAGACATCCACGTACTCAAATCTCGTTACGTGGCGAACGTGCGCCGACACGGGGCCTGGGGTTTTCCATCCGACCAGGAGTGCCGACTTCGCCCATATTGCTCCGGCTGCCCCTGGGGTCCGCACGGACTTCACGATTGCGTCGAAAGAGTCGTCAGAGGTGCAGCACGCGTCAGTTACCGTGTGTTCGATCTTCGCCCCCACGGCCAATGCGTATCTGCGAATGCTGGCGAGGGTGGGATTGCTGTCATAGTGCTCGAACGCGGCCACGGTGGGCTGGCTCACGCCCATCCGTTCCGCCACCTCGGCCTGGGTGAGACTGTGCTTCTTTCGCTGAGCGATGAGCTCAGTCAGCAGGCGATCATGCTCATCCACGAGGGTTCCGGCGAGCAGCTCCAAGCGAGCGGTGTCGTTCGTCATAGATCAGACTCTATATCGCTGCGGCCGGGTCGGCAATTCCCCAGAATGCGGGTTGACCGCTGTCGTAGAACTTCTTAGCGATGTTGATCTCTTGATCCTGGGCATCGTTGACATCCCCCACCAAGTCCTTTTCGTGGATGTGGTGTCCGATGAAATGCCCAGGCACAGTGTCAGGTTCCGAGTGGTACAGACGCACCAGGGCTTTCCCGAAAATCGACACACCATCAACAACGCTCGTCACGTTGATCGTCTGCCACCGGATCTCGTACAGCGGAGGTGGATTCTCGACGTCAACAGCCTTGACCTCGGCCACGGGCCGCAACTGGCCGCGCTTGGCCTTCTCGATCCGTCGTTCAAACTCGACTTTTGCCATGGCTCTGTTGTATGGATTCCACACTCGACCGTCTGCCTCGAGAGCGGTGAAGAATGCGACGGTCGCGGCGTCAAGATCAGACCCAGGGGAACAGGTCGGGAACCCGAACCATCGGAAACCGACGGGTTGCCCCGCACTGCATCGAGACGATTCGTCGAAGGGTGGCATTTCATGAGCCTATCTGCAGGCCAACGTCACATCGGCCACCAAAAATAGCCCCGGCCACCCTCCGAAGAGAGTGGCCGGGGCCATTGTCGTGCAGGTGATGCGCTTGAGTTATGCCGGGACCCACGCGCCGTCGCGCACGAACCCGTGGTGACCGCAGATGCGGCACAGCAGGGACGGTGAAAGCGTCAGGGGATCCCGGGATTCGATCGTCCACGAGTAGTCGGCGGCGTGCGTGGGCACCCAGCCCTCGCAGGGCGCGCCGGTGTCGGGTCGCGGGTGCGTGTAGGCGAGTCCGTGCAGTTCGCCGTTCCATTCGCGCAGCTCGCCGGTGACCCCATGTCCGAGGTCGATCGGGGTCGCTGCAAATTCGTCTGGCATCGACGTTCTACGCGGTGTGCTGGGCCGTATAGGTCGGGACTGCGCTCGAGCCGAGCAGCCACTTCTCTGCCTTGGGCCAGCGCTTGCCGAGCTGCCGTGCGCCCCAGTAGTAGAGGGCGATGACCGCAGCGGTGGCGGCGGCCGCGAGGATGTCTTTCACGGACGGGCCGAAGACAACCTGAGCCTGGGCGAGGACCGTGGCCGCGATGGTGAAGTGTGCGAGCAGGTAGGCGAGGATCGAGCCGATGAGGATCGGCGTGTAGGTGCGGATGTAGGCGATCGCGCGGTCTCGGATCGGGGGGAAGAGGTCGGTCACGGGGTAACTCCTTGGGTTGGGGTGATGATCGGGTCGACGCGGCAGGGGCCGGCGACCGTCTGCGTGGTGGTGGTGCCGTCGGGCTGGGTGAGGGTGAAGAGCCAGTAGCCGTCGTCCTGGCAGAGGATGGACGCGATACCGGTGCCGGTGAGACCGGTGAGTCCGATAGGGCCAGGGACTTGGCTGTCGGCCCCCGCTGCGCCCGGCGGGCCTTCGTTGGTGGAGTCTGCGCCCGCTGCGCCTGTGTTGCCGATGGGGCCGGGCACGATGGACACGGGGCCGATTGCTCCCGTAGCTCCGGTGCAGTCGAGCCGGATGGTGCAGTAGGCAGAGACCGACGAGGCAACCTCGGCAGCAGTCGGCGGTCGGCCAGGATCACCCTTGATGGAGATCCCATCGAGGCCGTTGTTGCCAGATTTGCCCGTGACGGTTTCAGCGAGCGGGGCAACGGGTGTCACGCCCTGGTCCTCCACCTGGGAGTGCAGCGCGTCATTGTTCATGGAGACTGCCGCCAGCTCGCGGCCCTGCCGGTCGACGGTGCCCATCAGGAACACCATGGCGCCGAGCATGCCGATGAGCGCGAGCGCCGTGACAACGTTCGGGCCGATACCTCGTCGTGCGGTCATACGCGGAAACCTCCTTGGATCAGAAAGACGGTGAATGCTGAGATGAACGGCCCACCAACGAGGCCGATGAGTGTCCACCTGTTGCGGGTGCGCTGATCTTCGGCCCGGTTGTCGGCGGCGATCACCGCAGCCTTCGAATCCCGGCTGCCCGTTTCGAGATCCCGGAGCCGGGAGCTGACCCTGAGTTGGTCGGCGGTGTATAGCTCGAGCGAAACGACTTTCCCGCCGAGTTGGTGAATGGCTTCTTCTACCCGAGTGAGTCCCCGCATAAGTTCCCACGGGGTTGGTTCGGGTCCGTTGTCAGCCACGTATCGGCTCCTCAGTGGTGAGCTCTGGTTCGCAGTCGCACCAGTCGGAGGACCAGCCGTGGATGCACGTCGAGTTCCAGTTGTGCTGGCAGGCCATGGGGCTCCTTGGTTTGTGTGAGAATGCGGGCATGCCGAATCAGCCGAAGACCCCGATCACGGCGACCCGGATCCCGGAGGAGTTGAAGGCCGCGGCGAAGGCGAAAGCGGCCGAGCGCGGGGAGACGCTCACTGCTGTGATCGTGCGCGGCCTGGAGGAGTACGTGGCGTCTCCCTGAAATGGGGGTGGGTCCGACTAGACGGAGGTGTATATACACCTCTAGAGTCTGACCTATGAAGACTTTCTGGGGTGTCGTTGTTGCTGTTGTCGTTGCCGTGTTGCTGACCGGGTGCGGGGAGGTTGCGGTGCCGGCCGGGGCTCACCGGACCGGTGTCGCTGTGGAGCGCACGTGGACGCCCACGCCGGCTGCACTGGAGATCATTCCGGTCGAGGCGGACGCAGAGGCCGAGCCCGCGCCCGTTGACGCCGACGCCCAAGAGGAAGACACCACCGATGCGGTGGAGGTCGTCACCCCGCCGGAAGCCGCGCCATCCCCCGCGGCCCCGCCCGTCAACGGTTCCCCGCCCGTCGACGTTGCCCCCGCCGCCCCAGCAACCCCGACTGTCAACCCATTCGATGAGTGGATGGCGAACCCGACGTTCACGTGTGACCCCGGATTCGCCCCCGGATGGATCAATGAGCAGGGCGTTCCCACCTCCTGTGTGGCGAACTAGTCACGAGTGCGATGAAACGATGATGTCTGCTTGACGGAAGTAAATGCTGGACGCATCGTTGCACCTGCCCTGCAACTTGTAGACGTGCGAGCCCGCAGCAGGCGTGTGTCGAACACGCAGGGTAGCTGAGCACATCGGCCCAGAGCCGGCCACGTTGGCAACCAGAATATTGGTCAGCTGCTCGCCAACAATTACGCCGTCACACAGGATGCCCATGGCGGCAAGCCGGTCAGCGCCAGAGCCACCATTTGCGATCAGCGCGGTGCTCTCGATCGTCACCTGCTGGATTCCATCTGTCACGACGGTCGAAGCGACGAAGGGGATGTCCGTCATCGCTGTTGTTGCCAGGTATTCGGCATCGGAGTACAGCCGCCAGGCCTCACCGAGGATCCGCTGTATTCTCGCGCCCGTCACCTTGCCGCCGAAATTTACGTTTCCGTCGATGTGGCCCAGGGCGTTGGATCCAAACGTAATGCCGGTGCTATCGACGGTCAGGTCATTCGTGGCCTGCCCCGGGTTGGCCTTGAATGCCATGCCGGCCGCGTTCAGCTTGGCGTACGGAGAGCTGACACCACCTGCGAATGACTCGATACCGATGCCTGCTGTGAGAACGATCCTGGCGACAGTCGTGCTCGCAGACGTTTGCACGGTTGCGCCGGTAATCGTTTTTCCGTCGATGGCGCCAGCGCTGATCATGGCCGCCGAGATGGTTCCCGCTGCAATACGCGCGGCAGCGATCGAGCCGGAGGTGATCTTGCCCGCGTCGAGGTTGGCGATTTTCGCATCGGTGATTACAGCGTCGGCGAGGATCCCGGATGCCGCAGTGATGGTGCCTGCGACCATCTTTGCGGCTGTGATCGTTCCCGCCGCGATCTCCGTTGAGGTGATCGTCCCTGCGGCGATCTTTCCCGCGGTGATGGTGTTTGCGGCAATGTCCGCGGCGACGATGGTCCCTGCCGTGATCTTGCCTGCGACGACGGCACCGGCAGCGAGCTCGGATGCCGTGATCGCGCTGGCGGCGATTTGGCTCGCCGTGATCGTGTCCGCGGCAATCATCGCAGCCGTGATTGTGCCAGCCGCGATACGTGCGGCGGCGATGGACCCCGCTGTGATCTTGCCCGCGTCGAGGTTGGCGATGACGGCATTGTCGATTGTCCGTGCCGCCCACGCTCCGGCGGCGAACTCCCACTGGCCGACAATGACACCAGCGGTCGTCCGGAACCATACGTCCCCGGCGGCGTACGAGGTGCCCGAGGCATCCGCGCTCGTGGAGAAGATGATCTTGTTCTTGCCGTTCGCCGTCGTCTGCGCAGTGACGGCCTTCCCGTCGGCGGCAGCGGCAGCCGTCGCTGCGTTATTCGCGGCCGTCTGCGCGGTGTTGGCAACGTTCTGCGCGGTGACTGCCTTCCCGTCGGCCGTGTTCGCTGCGGTCTGCGCGGTCGCCGCGTTCGAGGTCGCGGTGTTCGCTTGGGTTTGCGCGGTGGCGGCGTTCGTCGTCGCCGTGTTCGCTTGACCTTGCGCGCTGTTCGCGGTGCTCTGCGCAGTCGCGGCGTTCGTAGTGGCTGTGTTTGCCTGACCTTGCGCGGTTGAGGCGGCAGAGGCCGCCGCAGCGGCCGCGCTGGCAGCATCCGTGGCAACCTTGTCCGTCACTGCGGCCCATGTGGATCCGGACACCCACTTTTTGGGCGTGTTCAGGTTGCTCGTGGTGTCGATCCAGAGAGTGAGCGTGTTCTGGTACGCGGCGCCAGGTGCGGCCGTCTGGTAGAGCACTACCGCTTTCGCGTTCGCGATGCCCGCGGCGGCGGCGGCGTTCGCGTCCGCAGTGTTCGCCTTCGTCTGCGCCGCTGCAGCATTCGTGACCGCTGTGTCCGCCTGAGTCTGAGCGGTCGACGCTGCGGTCGTGGCCGTGTTCGCTGTCGACTGGGCCGCCGAAGCCGCCGAGTTAGCAGAGGCCGCATTCATGGTCGCTGTGTCGGCCTGGCCCTGAGCGGTCACAGCTTTCGCGTCTGCCGTTGACGCCGCCGAGATCGCGCTGTTCGCCGCAGTCTGCGCGGTCCCCGCCGCGTTGTTCGCCGTGACCGCTTTCGCATCCGCAGCAGCAGCGTTCGTGACCGCTGTGTTCGCGGTCCCCTGAGCTGCGACAGCCGCCGACTGGGCCGTAGCCGCGTTCGTCGTCGCGGTGTTGGCCTGAGTCTGCGCAGTCGCGGCGGCGGTGTTCGCGGTAGCAGCCGAGGCAGCAGCGTCCGTGGCAGCCTTATCCGTAACCGCGGCCCACGTCGTGCCCGACACCCATTTCTTCGGCGTGTTAGCCCCGCCTGTCGTGTCGATCCAGAGCGTCAAGGCATTCTGATACGCCGCCGATGGCGCGGTGGCCTGGTAGAGGACAACCGCCTTGGAATTGGCAATTCCGGCAGCGGCAGCGGCATCAGTTGATGCCGTGTTCGCGGCAGTCTGGGCCGTCGCCGCGTTGGTCGTGGCCGTATTCGCTTGGGTCTGGGCGGTGGCGGCGTTGGTGGTCGCGGTGACAGCCTTGGCGTCCGCTGTCGCGGCGTTCGTGACTCCAGTATTCGCCGTTGTCTGGGCGGTCGTGATGGACGTATTCACGGCAGTGGCAAGCTTGGTGGAGTCCACAGCATTGGCCGCAATGTTGCCGGCAGCAATCGCACCTGCAGCAATCTGCGTGGTCGTGATCGTGTTGGCGGCGATCTTGGCCGCGTTGATCGCGAGGTCAGCCAGCGCGTTGGTGCCGAACTGCGCTGAAACCCATGCTGCCCCGTTCCATGAGGAGAGCCTGTTTCCATCGTCAGTGTCGAACCAGAGGTCGTTTACCTGGTGGCCGGTGCCTGCCGGGGCAGTCGTCTGATACCAGACCCGGTTCTTACCGTCTGCCGTGGTTTGGGCCGCGCCTGCTGCCGAAACTGCGATGCCCGCGTTCGTGAATGCGTCGTCAGCCTTCGCCTGGGCTGTGGCGGCGGATGACTGCGCTTGAACAGCCTTGCCGTCAGCGATCGACGCATCTGCCACCGCGACACTGGCCGTGGACTGTGCCGCCGCCGCGTTCGAGACAGCCGTCTGGGCCGTCGCCGACGTCGACTGGACCTGTGTGCCGGTCGGGCGCTGGAGTTCGCGCAGCTGCTCCTCGAGAGAGAGGATGCGGTCGATCAGGGGTCCCAGACCGTCGCCGGAACGGGTCTTGTACAAGCCCATCAAATGCCTACTTTCGGTGCTAGTTGAATCTTGATCGAGTCGCCCTTTTCATCGCCGGACAGGCCGACGATTCGGTGGCGGAACGGGCCGCCGTCCTGGAGGTACGCGTCCCCCCGGCCCGTCGCCGGATCGAAGGGGGCCACCCCCAGGTCGGCAAAGTCCCCGACCGCGTATGAGCCGACAGCGGGGCCGGCGGGGTTGCCGTCGGCGTCGACCGGTTTCGCCTGGGCGGTGAACGACCACGTTTCCGTCGAATACCGACCCGCAGCCACATCATCGGCGGCGTAGGAGTCGAGGGTGGCCTGAACGGACACGCCTGAGTGCGAGGTGTCGGCGAGTTCCATCAGCGGGTAGCCCGCATCCACGAGGAGCGGGTCGTAGGCGCGAGCCACCAGAACCGTGTCGGCCTGCCGGCCGCCTGTCTGCCATGCCATCGACCCCATCTCGGAGGCGTCCTCGTCGATCTTGAGCCCGGACGCCGCCGACTGGGGCGCGGTCAGGTCCCACAGGGGCACCGATTGGGACGTGAGGAGCGGCTGCGCGACCGTGCCCGTGCGGAAGAGCGCTTCGACGCCCATCCCATCCGTGGTGAACCGGGATTGGAACTTCATCTCCGGGCCGTTCTCCAGTTCGGAGATCTGCTTGATCGCTTCTCCGACCGACTTGAAGTCGGCGCCCAGATACGTCTTGGTGAGGTCGGCGAGCTCGTCGTCCTGGAACACGATCGGCAGCGCCCCGCCCGTCCACAGGTGAGCCTGCTGGATGAGGCGTTTCGCCCTCGTGCCAAGGCTGACGCCGTTGATCACCGTCGAGAGTAGTGGGTTCGGGATCGTCTTGGTGGGGTCGGCAGGGTCGGGAACCGTCCACTGGTCCAGCCCGATCGTCTTGGCTAGGAGCGGAAGGATCAGCCGGTGGTTGTAGTACGACCCCCAGCCGAGCGCGCCGAGCTTCAACGTGCCGGCGTCGCGGTCGTAGTTGCGGGTCCAGATCGGCCCGCACGCCATGATCACGCCGCCCTCCTCCACGCCCAGATACGCTTTCGCCGGGGTTGCCACGTTGCGGAGGTTCAGGGAGCGGATCTCGGGGGAGTTCATGTCCACCGTCACGTCGACAGATTCGGGAGCACCGATCCTGTCAGACCAGGGGCCCGACAGCACGTCCAGGTTGCGGACAGCGAGACTGCGCGAGCGGAGATCCCCGATGAAGTATCTGGTCACGTCCGACTACTTGGCGGCGTCAGCGAACACGGCGCGCACAGCTGCTTCAGTGGCAGCCTCGACCTCTACGGCAGTGAGCCCAGACCCTTTGCCGGCGAGCCCAGCAACGACCGCTGAGACCAGCAGGGGTGCGAGCGCGGCAGCTACTGCGTCGGGGTTTCCTGTGCGCTGTGCGAGCTTCCTGCCAGTGATGGCCGTGAGGGTGTTCCAGACCAGGCCGTCGGGCATCTGCACCCAATCACCCACCAGCCCGGTTGCTCTCAGGGAATCGACCTCGGTCATGCTGTTCAGCGGGATCAATTCGCCGTCCTCGGTGAGGAGGCCCATCGAGCCGTTGTAGTTGCGGATCAGTACGGACATGGGGCGTCTCTTTTCTGCGAGTGGGGCGGAATCGAGCGCCGCAGAGGACGACCCGAGGTTGAGCAGCGGGTCGACTTGCGACCCATCAGCCATGCGCAGCTCTTGGTGGCTGTGCACGAATTTCGTTCCCGTATTACCCATGACGGCGAGGATCTGACCCTGCTTCACCGTGTCGCCCGACGACACGGCTTGGGAGGCATGGTGCGCGAGCAGGGAAGTCCAGCCGTCCGGATGCTTGATGACGATCCGGTTGCCGTAGGTGCCGAACCACCCGTGCGCGATGACCACGCCGGCGGCAGGAGCTCGAATCTCCAGGTCAACCGCATTGCCATCGCCGTGACCCTGATCGATGCCGTTGTGCGGGAATCCGCGCCCAATGTCTTCGCGGAAGCGAGTGGTGATGCCGCCACGCGCGGCCAGAATGATCGATGGCATCAGTACTCCGTGACCGTCATTGCGGCACCCTCGACGAAAACCGCCGACGCCGCAGAGGCAGTGACCTGGAGCTTCCACGTATGCGAGCCCGCGGGGGGAGTCGACCACGCCTTGTAGCCGAAATACACGCGGGACAGCCCGGAGAGCGGGATCGTTGTCGACCCCGCGGGGACCAGCCCAATCGCCACGCCGTCACACACGACGCGGAAGATTACAGCCCGGTCAAGACCAGACGAGCCATTGAACGCGACCGCATCCCAGTCGACGATGACCTGCCCGCCGTAACTCGTCGCAGTCAGCGTCGTCAAATCTGTGTAGGCGGTTCCGGCCAGTGTCTGCCCGACGCTTGCAGCACCCAATAGCCCTGCAGAGACTTTCCTCCACCCAGAACCGGACCACTGTGCGGGGATCGCGCCGGCAGCCACGAACGAGAGTTGCCCCGGTGCCGCCGTGAGGTACAGGTCACGCTCAGCAGTCGTGCGGAACAGGATCACCCCGCCCGCCGTCGTCGTGAACCGATGCGTCGGCGTGACCACCACACCGTTAGAGTTCGTCGCCGTTGCGTCGAATGGGACCGTGACCGTGCCCAACTCTTCCGCACCCGCGATGCCCGCAATGGACGGCTTCACCGGGGAGGCAGAGGCCGCCCCCGAGATGACGCCGATGAACGGCAGGTCGTTCGCATCCAAGTACGGCGACCCGGACTCGTTCTGCTTGAAATAGATCACGGAGGTCTGCGAATTCGCCAGCGGGATCGGAATCAGCGGCGACAGACCGTCACCATCGTTCGCCATGAACAGGGGCCCGCCGCCACGCACGGACACACCCTCGAACGCGGCAACATTCAACTTCATGTCCGACCGAGCCGAGATCAGAGCATTCGCGTGCCGGGGGAAGATGCCGCCACGAGGGACACCATTCGTGTCGCGGACGATCAGACCAGCTAGGTCCTTGCGGAGCTTAGTCGAATCGACCTTGTTGGACACGCCGGGGAATGCGTCAATGAGGGCCATGGTGTCTCCTACCAGTTGGCGGGGCTCGTGCGAGCCGTGAGGATGGGGGTGCCGGTGACGACACCCAAAGAATTGAACTGAATGAGCCGGGAGCCGGGAGCGCCGCCGACGGCAGCAGGGACCGACCAGAACTCCGAACGGGTCAAATACCGGGACACGTCAGAAGGCCCGTCCATCGAAACCCGGCCCGTGCGCGGATTCAGGTAGATGGTCGAACCATCCGGGATCGGACGCTCGAACCGCAGAGTGCTATTCGTCACGCCCTCCACCAGCTCGAACCCACCCGACATTCCGCCGGTCACCTCGAGCATGGAGAACGTCTCAGCAGCGCCAGTGTTCAGCGTGAGGACCCGGCCAGGATCGCCCGGGGTGCCGTAGCTGATCGGGTACGGGACCGGGTAGGCGATACCACCGCCAGGGGTCGGGAGGCCGGTGGAGACCGAGACGGCGGGCCCGTAGCGGAGCGGGTCGCGGGCCACCATGAGGATGCTGAACTCGCACACCCTCGCGCCGGGATCCGGCGTCGGAACGAACCTCCGTACCGACACGCTCCGAGAGGTGGTGCCCGCATCGTCGGTCACGGATACCATCACCGGGCGGCCAGTCGAGACGGCCGCGGAGAGGGTATTCATCATCGACAGCCACGAGGCTCCGCGAAACCATCCGTCCATATCGAGAACCAACGACGACCGCCAGTCCTCGGCGGCACCGAACGCGCCATGCCCAACCGGGCGCTCACGGATATCAGACTTAGCATCCGACACGGAATACCAGTCGCTGAAGAACTTCTTACCCACCTGGTAGACACCATCACCGGGCTGGTACGTGCCATCCATGCCGATTCCGCCGACGTTTACAATCGCGGTCATGGTTACCTCCCTGCCAGCGCGTTGGTCAATTCATGGCCGAGGATGCGGCCGAGCACCCGCGGGTCTTCGTTCTGCACAGTCACGACCTCGACCTTGACGACGGCCGGGCGATCCGAGGTGCGCACGCCAGGCGCGGCCACATTGATCCCGCCGGCGCCCATCGGCATCACGCCCATGCGGCGCATGGTTTCGAGAAGGATCGACATCGACCGGGCTGACCCGTCGATGGGGATGAACGACTCAGGCACGTCGCCGCGATCGCCAACCACCCGCCACGTCGACGGCGGCACGACCTGAGCAGTGTGCGACATCGGCGTGAGCCCGTGAAGGCCGCCCTGCGCCATGAACTCGAGGATGTTCCCCCGCGCGTTGTAGGCCGCCCCGACCTGCCCGCGCGCCGCGCCCGTCTCCTTGACGACCTGGTTGATAACCACGTCACGACGACCTGGAATGTTGTTCAGGTCGCGCACGAACTGGGCGATCTTTTCGCTGGCTGTCGCGGTGTCGGCGTTGATGATGACCGAGCCATCAGGCAAACTCGTGATGCGGTCTGCGAGGCCCTGCACCTTCGTCTGCTGGTCAGTAGCGTTCGACCCGAACTCCGTGGTCGCCGACGCGGGAGTCTGTAACACCGTGTCAATGAGCGCCCGCGCCTGCCCCTCGGTCAAGCCCATCTGCGTGAGCTGACCTACAAGAGCATCCGTACCGTTGCGGTACCGAGCGGCGAGCTCATCTTGACCCTCACCCGTAGCAGCCGCTGCGCCAACCTCGTCTGCCATCGCAGCGATCGAGTTGCGCACCTGATCCTCAAGCAGCTTGCCCGAGTCCGATGCGCGGATGTGCGCCAGATCAATGCCGTCGAGTCCGATGGCTGCCCCATCGGCGCTGAACCCGACTTCACCGATCGCGCCGGCCAGACGCAGCGAGGCGTCGTTGAGGAAGCCCATCGCTACCGCGCCCTCACCGAACTCGTTCAGCTTCGCGCGCGCCGGCTCAAGGCCCTCATCAATCAGCTTCCTGCGCATGGTCTCAGCGGCGTCGGCCGTGATCTCATCGAACCCCGACATGCTGTCGATCATCGAATCAAGCCCCGTGAGGTCGGCGTCCCCAGGAAGCCACTCGATCAGATCCCTGATGCCCTTGACGGTTTCACGCAGCGGCCCTGATACGAACTCGCCGAGGGACTCAGCGCTGACCGCCGTCGACTCGACCATGGAGACGCCGAAGTCGATAGCCCCGTTCGCGAGGTCCAACATGAACTGCATCACCGGGCCGCGGTTCTGCGACACGAAATCGGCAAGCTCGGCGAGCGGGTCAGAGAACGCCGCCGCCAAGGCACCCTTGATGCCGTCCGCCGCGACCTCGATGTTCCGGGACGCCTGCTCCATCTTCGTCGCGTCGTTGTCCGAGAGGGTGTCGAACATCTTCTGCGCGGAACCCGTCACGCCGTCGAGCTGGGCAACAGCGGTCGACAGGTCCATCGAGAAGAGCGCCGCGCCGAGGTCCTCCGCCTGGGTGCCGAAGAGCGCCACTGCTGCAGCGTTGCGCGCGACAGGGTCCTCCATGTTGCGGAGCCCGTCAAGTACCTGATCGAGCCCCTCACGAGCGCCCTCGCCTCCGCGCGCGATTTTCGCCGTCATCTCCTCGGCGTTCAACCCAAGCGACTTGAACCCCTCCGCCGACAGCACTGAGGCGTCGGTCGCGCGGATCTGGAATTCCTTGAGGGCATCCGCGGCGATGTCGCTGTTGCGCGCGCCGCCTTTCAGGCCCTGGTTTATGAGCCCCATCGCTTCCTCGCCGGACAATCCGAGGCGCGAGAACAGAGCCGGGTATTCGGTGAAGGTGTCGATCAGGTCTTCGCTGCGGTTGACGCCCTCACGGGCGCCGGTTGCAAGAATGTCAAATGCGTTCGCGGCGGACTTTGCAACACCAGAACTCAGCATCGTCGTTACCGCAGCGGCGATCGGCCGCACATCCTCACCGAGAACATCGGCGATACCGGATAGTCCTTCGACCACCTTCTGCGCGCTTTTTGTGGAAGTGTCGGCGTCGATGAGGTCGAACTGCAGCGCGAGCCGGGTGGTGTCCATGTTCGCTTCGACGGAATCGCCGAAGACGTTCGCGTATGCTTCACCCGCGACACGGCCGAGACGGAGCGCGTCACCCTCGCTGATGCCAGTCAGGGCTTGCAGCCGGTCGTTGCCGACCTCGACCTGCAGCCCGTCCTGGACAGCGCCGCTGATGGCCTTGCCGATGGCAACACCCGCGAGCACGATCCCGCCCGCGATGGGGATGGCGGCCAGCGCCGCGATGAGAGTCCCCTCGATGTCGCCACCGACCGCGTCGCCGACCTTCTCGCCAGCCCCGCGCGTTGCGGAGTCCAGCCCCTTCGAGAAGGACTTGCCACCCTCCTGCCCGGCCGCATCCGCATCGCTCCGGAACCGGGAAAAGAAACGGCTCAGCCGACTCTCAGCCGGGGTGGTGTCCGCCTCGACCTGGATCTGAGTCTTCGCCGCCTGCAGCCCAGCCAGGTTGCGCTCGATCTTCGACAGGGCAGCCTCAGCACGGCGCACATCCGCCGTCACGTCAAGCCCGCCGAGCGCGCGCACCTCAAGGTCGGCGAGGCGTTGCTTCGCCCGGTCGAGACTCTTCTCAGCCCGGGTGACATCCGCGTCGAGCTTCAGAGCGGTATCCCTCGACACCAGCTTCTTCGCAGCCTGCTCCACCCGGTCCATGCCGGCGAGTGCGTCCTTCTCGTCCGCCTTGACCTTCTGCGTGATCGGCTTCTTCTCGATCCGCTCGCCGATGGTCTTGACGTCCTTGTCGGCTTTCTGCACCTGGCTGGTGTCGGCCGTGAACAAAACCTCGAGCTCGGCAGCACGTAGCGTGGCCATGGATCACCTCCGGGTGAGCACCGCACGCAAGCGCGTCGGGCTGTCGATCAGACTGAAAATCACCGCCCGAACACCGGGCCATGGACGTGCGAGAACAGCGGGGTCGTACAGGTCGATGCCGCGCTCAGCGAGCTCGGCGACGACCAGCCGCCAGTTGGTGATGAGCGCGAGCAGCGACCCGTCGATGTCAGCCGCCGGCGTCTTGCCTGGCAGCGCGTCGGGTGCTGCTGGTTTCAAATGTTGGGGCACCGGCTTGTAGTCCGCATACCACCCGTCGGCATCAGGTTCCCCGATACCGTACGGCGCCCAGTCCTCGGCGGTGTTCAGCCTTTTGGGGCCGCATCACCTGCAATGCCGGGAGTGAGGTCACGCGGCAGCCACAACAGCTTCGCGAGGGTGTCGGCGTACTCTTTGCCGCGGGCCCAGTAGAAGACCGCGTAGTACGCCACTCGGTCTATGGTCGCGGCGGGAACCTGGTCGGCGACCAGGGCAGCGTACGCATCGCCCAGGGCGGGGTGCTCGTCGCCGATGCTGTCGAGCATCGCCTGAACCTCAGCGGGGATCTCACCTGTGACGAGACCCAGATTCACTTCGCCTCGGACTGCCGCGGCAAGGATCATTTTCGCGGCCTCGACCGTGGGAGGACGCACCAAGTAGGTGCGCCCTCCCAGCTCGAGCTTGAGGTCGGGCGCCACCCACTCGCCGAAGTCGATAGCACCCACGGGTTACGCCGCCCGCGTGTAGTTGACCGCAGCCGACACGCCTGCAGGCGTGGTGACCACGACGGGCACGGTGCCCGCGGTGTCGGTCGGGAGGACGGCGACGATCGTGGTCGAGCTGATCACGGCGAACGAGGTCACCGCGATGGCCTTGACCGTGACGGCGGTCGCGCCCGTCAGGTTGGTGCCCGTGATGGTGATCTGCTTGCCCGTGCCTGCCGGGTTCACGGCGGGGGAAGCGGCCGACACGCTCGAGATGGACGGCGTGGTGACAGCCCAGCCCGCGAACGGGTTGGCGATCTTGTCGTAGGTGCCCTTGCCGGTCAGGGTGACGGACAGAACTTCGATCTCACCGTTCGGGCCAGAGTTCTGGCGGGTGGTGGCAACGGTGAAAAATCCCTGGCCGGCGTCGTTCGGGTTCGCCGCACCACTCTCGGGCTTGTGATACCAGCGCGCCTCGATGACAGCCGACTCGCCCTTTGCGTCGGGGTTGGTGCGGGCGAGAACAGCCTCGACCTCGGGCAGGTAGAGACCCGTGGTCACGCTGCGGTTTACCTGCGCGTTGAACGCGTGGCTAATGCTCCACCCGGTGACGTCGACGTTCGCCGCGCCGAGGTCGTCGTAGGTCTGCGCGTCCTGTGTGGTCGGTGTGGGGCTGGGCTGAAACCCGCTGATGCGGCGGAACGGCTGCCAGACCTTGGCGGCGAGCGTTCCGACGTTGATGTCGATGCCGTACTCGAAGCTCTTGCCGAGCGTCGTGCCAGCGGGAAGGGGGACTGTGCTACCCATCGAGGGCCTCCAAATTGGTTTACTGAGGGTGCGCGGGGGCGCGCTGGTACGATCCCCAGGACGGGGACGAGATTGTGAAGTGGCCCGGTTATGTCAGGGCTTCGGGGTTGTCGAGCAGAACGACATAGTTCTCCGTGCGCTCTTCGCGCCGGTTGTCGTCGGCACCGGCTGGTGCCATGGATTGGCGACTGATACTGCTGATCCCTCCCCTGCGGGAAAGTCCTTGGAGGGCCGCGAAGGCCGGGGTGGCGAGCACGTCGGCACCGTCGGGTCGGCCAGGCTCGCCGCGCAGCCGAAGCTGTACGCGGCGCCAGCCGAGGTCGCGCTCGTCGGTCGAACCGTAGACACGGACGCCGGCCGCCTTGTCGGGGGTGGTGCCGAGCGCGCCGTAGAAGATGGTCACCGGGTCCGGGACCACGGGACCAAGCCCGTCCGGGTTCCAGTCCCACCCGGGGATATTGCCGAGGATGGAACAGATCAGCTTGGTCAGGGTTGCGTCATCCAAGAGCTGCCCGCACATTCTTCGCGATGATCGCCCCGACGTCGACCTCATCAACCGCGGCTTCAAGGAATTTGGCCTGCTCGCCCGGCTTGTGCTGGAAGTCGAGGTTCTCGTGCTGCATGCGCGCGATCGGCGATTTGAACCCGACCTGCAGCGTGAGGTCGTCGACGAGCGAGAACCCGGATTTATCCGCGGCCCCGGAGTCAGTAGGGCTCTTCTTACGGGCGACCTTCAGAATCTCGCGGCCCGCTTCGCGTAGTCCGTCCTGCGCGGCCTTCTCAACGATGGAGAGGACTGGCATATGTATCTTCATGGCTACCTTCCGGTATGGTGTGCTGCTATGACGACTCAGCCCGCAACTCAGAGCCCGCTTGCTACCCCGACGCTCGTCGTCGGCATTGCCGCGGCAGTGCTCGCGTTGCTCGGCGTGCTGCCGGTGGTCGGCCTGCTCGCCGCGCCCCTGGCGTTCATGGCCGCGATTGCGGCGATCATCATCGGACACATCGCGTTGGCGCGAGTAGCGGGCGGCAATGCCAAGATCGGCCTTGTGTTCGGCTACGTCGCTCTCGCACTGACGGTAGGAATGCTGATTCTGCGCTTCGTCTAGCTGCGCTACTTCAGGAACAGGACGAGGAACGAATCGAGATCGTCGAGGCCGTTCTCGTCGACGCCGACAGCAAGCACGACGGCTTCGCGCGCCCGAGGCTTGCCGGGCCACACGGTGACGAGCGAACCGACCGGGACATGCTCACCGATCGGCACCGTCACGGACGACGACGAGACGACCTCGCTGCCGCTGGCGCTGAGGATGAGACGCTGCTCATCCTTCACTTCCGCCTTCACGGTGCGGGCCGCGTCATAGGTGGTTCCCATCCCACCGGCGGGCCGGGCGCTGCGGATGCTCACCGTGTGCGGGTAGAAGAACGGGTCATCCCAGCTCATGAATACTCACCCTCGGCCCACTCGCGTGCGATCGGCCGCGCCGCCGGGAAGCTCCCGATCGGGAGGCCCGCCGGCACACTTGCCACCAGCGAGCGGAGACTCAGCCGGTCGTCATCGCTGAACGCCCCGCCGATGTCGCGGTAGCTGATCGACGTGCCGTTGCGACTCCGAGACGACACCCGCCGAGCCCCGGGAGCCGGGACCTCAGCGACGACGTTCTTCAGGATCGCGATCACGGTCAGGCGATCCTCACCCTCGGGGATGAGATCGATGCCGGGGGCGATGAAGCGCGCGAGCACCAGAATGCGCCGCGCGAGATCCACGTCGGTAGTGCTGATTTCCTGCGGGGTAATCACTCCACCGCCCCCTTCTCGTTACTTCGTTTCGGCTGCGACCTTGTCGGCCGCGGCCTTCTCTGCGGCAGCCTGTTCGGCTGCAGCGTCTTCGGCTGCCTTCTTCTCAGCGGCCGTGGGGGCCTTGACCTTCTCGATCAGGCCGAGCGCCAGGGCGTGCTTGATGCCGTCGACCGTGTACCCGTCGCCGACCAGCGCGCCGCGGTACAGGTACCGCTCGCTTCCGTCGACGGTCGGCAACACGACGGCCGCGCCGGTCACGACGTGGGCAGCCATTACAGGCCCGTGTTCGTGATGCGCACGCCCGCGAGGGGCTCGGTCACGACGGGCACGACCACGCGGCGGGCGCGCAGCTCGTACTTGTCGTCGCGGTGACGGTCAGCCTTGGTCTCGACGCCGGAGCCGCCGAATGTGGCGTACCCCGGGGAGCCGAGCTTCTCGTCGGCGACGCCACCGAGCTGGTCACGGTCGATCAGCAGCGGGTCGGTGCCCGTGTAGAACGGGGTCGTGACCCAGGTGAAGCCGAGCGCGTCGACCGGCAGGCTGCCAGTGATCGCGATGTTGCCCTGCTCGCGCGGCAGCGCCTTGTCGTCGACGAGCATGCCGATGAGCTTCGCGTACTGCGCGGGCTTGAGGACGACAGTCTGCAGGTCGAGGCCGGTGCCCGCGTCGGCGCGCTGGCCCGAGATGCTCGTGAGCGCCTCGATGACCTTGCCCGCGGTGGTCCACGGTGCCGGGGAGGCGAACGTGCTGGCGACCTTGGACGCGATGACGGCCATCGCGACACTGTCGACGTGGCGCACGACGGTGTTGCTCAGGCGGACGAGCGCCTTGTTGACGATGGTGATTCCCTGCTGGGAGATCTTCTCGTCGGTGATGTCCGTCTCGATGCCCCACTTGACGGTCTTCGCCGCGGCGATTTCGCCCTGCGTGAGAACCGTCTTCGGGTACTCGGCGCCCGGCGAGACGGCCTCGGGCGAGTCGGCAGCGAAGATCTGCTCGCCGGTATCGTAGAACAGTCCGCCACCGAGCGCGGAGTACCGGCCCGAGAGCAGGTAGTCGGCGACGAAGCGCATCTTGGTGAGGTCCGCGACGCGACGCGCGATGAGCTGCGGGCTCTGCAGCAGAAGGTGGATCTGCGAGGTGGTGAGTGCGCCCGTGGGCACCGCCACCGGGTAGGTGTAAGAGGCCATGCTGTGCTCCTTAGATGAAGAGGACGTCGATGACGTCCAGGTCGGCGGCAGCAGCCTCGAGGGCAATGCCGATGGGGTTGACGCCGGCGGCCTGGGTGGCGACCTTCCCGTCGATGGCCGAGATGACCTTCGCGCCGGCGGCGATTGCGCCACTGGCAACGAGCTGCTGCACACCGGTGGGACGGGTGTACACGGTGACGTTCTCCGCGGCCAGGGCGTCGAAGCCAGCGACGCCGACGACGGTGGCAGCGTCGGCGCCCGCTGGGCCAACAGTGCGGTTGCCGACGACGGCGACGAGGCGGCCACCGACGACAGCGACCGCGGCGGCGAACGTCACGGCCTTGCCGGGGGTGAACTTGGGCAGGTAGTCAGCCATGGTTAGGCATCCTTCGTGTCGGTGCCGAACGCAAGCGCGAACAGGCTGTCGGATTCGGACGGCTCGTCGGAGGTGCCGATCTCGGCCACCGGGACGGTGTTCTTCGCGAGCGAACCGATGAGGGCCGTGGTGCCCTCTTCGCTGGCGTTGAGCGAAGCGAGCCAGGTGTCGCGGGAGGCCGGCGCAATGCGGCCGTCCTTCACTGCGCTGTCCACGATGGCTGCGCGGCGGCTGTTGTCCTGCTCTTCACGTGCCTGGCGACCCAGCGCGGCGGACGCCTGCAGGTCGGTGAGCACGGCGGAGTCGATCAGGACCGTGCCGGCCGGGATGGCGGGGGCGGTGTCGGTGACCTGTTCCGCGAGAACCTCGTCCACAGCTGCGAGGAGCAGCTCGTCGGAGATCGCGGAATCGGTTACGCCGAGCCGCTCGCGGAGGCCAGCCTTGAGAATGTCACTCATGTTGAGCGGTTCCTTTCGGGTGGGTTGTCCCAGCTCGGACGAGCTCGGGAGATTGTGGGGCCGGGCTGCTGCCTGGTTGGGGAGGAGAACAACACGGGCGAGAGGGTCATCAGCGTTGTCGGGAACGGTGATGACCAGCTCTTCGCCGCCGACCGTCTCGGTTTCGCCGGCGTCGGGGATGACCGCGATGCGATCTGCCAGGCCGAGCTCGACGGAGGCCGCTGCAGTCATCCATGTCTCATCCGCAAGGAGAGCCGCCCAGTCTTTGGCACCCGCCTTTTCGGTGTAGATCTCGACCATGGACGCTTCCACGCTGTCGAGCACGTCGGCGGTCTTTCGGAATTCCCCCGCGTTGCCGTAGGAGAATGACATCGGGGAGTGGATCATCATCTGAGAGCCGGGAGACATCACGGTTTCACCACACCCCGCGGCCACGAACGACGCAGCGGATGCGGCCAGACCGTCGACGACAGCGATCACGCTGGCCTTGTGGGCACGCAGCATGTTCAGGATCGACATGCCCTCGAACACTTCGCCGCCGGGGCTGTTGATCCGGAGGATGATCTGCGTGACGGTCTCGGGGAGGGCGTCGAGCACTGTGCCCATGTCCTTCGTGGAGATGCCCCAGAAACCGCCGAAGCTGTCTATCGGGCCGTACATGCGGATCGTCGCCACGGTGCCATTGCCGGCAGAGGCCGGAGTGGTGATCGCGTTGAAGAACTCGGCCTTCGACGTCGGGAGTGACGCATCCCCCCAGTACCGGTTTGTGTGTTTTGCGGTGTTCGTCATGCCGCCTCCTTAGGCTTGGTTCCATCCACCGGAGCGGGTGCGTTTTCGTCTTTCACAGGCAGGCTGAATGCCGCCCGCATGAATGCCTCGAGCGTCTCGTCGGCCTTGATGACCCCCGCGTCGATGAGGCTCTTGAGCGCTTCGGCAGTGAGCGACCCGCCCGAGCCGATGGGCTTGAACACCAACCGCGGGGCCGGTTCGAACTCGCCCCAGTTCCAGTCGACGAGATCCTCGACGACATGCGCCTGGGCCACGTCCTGAATGTGCGCTGCGACAGCATTCAGTGAGCTGGTGAAGAAGTCAGCGAACGTGGAGCCGAGCGCCCAGGAACCGGTCTCGGTCCCGAGGTTCAGGAAGTGCGCCAGCACCGCGCGAGCGATCTGCTCGTCGTGATAGCGGATCGGCTGATCAGTGTCGGGCAGCTTGCCCGTGACGCCCATGAGCGTGAGCTTCGCGGCGTTCGGGATCGACGCGCCGGCAGCTTCACCTGCACGGAACCCCTTCGCCAGCGCGAGACCGGCGATCTTCTCCGACTCCTGCCAAGCCTTGCGCTCGGCGGCGTCCGCGTTGTCCGGAACCGGTGCGCCCTCGTAGACGGGCACGCCGAGGCCGTTGCGCTCGACCGTGAGGGCCTGCGCGCGCAGCATCCGGTCCTTCAGTAACCAGTTCTTATATGCCGTGCGGAGCAGGCTCTGGCCGATCCAGTTGCCGCCCTCGCGGTCACTGATGTACGCCACGAGCCGGTCGACCGGGATCGGTGCCTTGAGGCCGTGCTGCTCGATCGACACCAGTCCGCCATCGCGGGCGACGTTCACCGCCGAGATACTGCGCGGCGGTCGCCATGCCAGCTTCTTCAGCCGCAGCCGCCCCGCCTCGGGCCGGTAGACCTGCTCGAAGTAGGAGTGGCCGTAGACCAGCTCCAGTAGTGCGAGACGCAGGTGCTCGCCCCACTGGAAGCGGCCCTTCGTGCGCAGCGGATTGACCGGCGGGCGACCTTTCACCGGCAAGCCGAGGTCCGTGGACACGAGATCCACGACCTCATCGCTTGCGCCAGCCGGGTCGATCATCCACTCGGCACCACGAATCGGGAGCGTCACCGCGCGCAGCACCGACCCGATCTGGGAATCCTCGCGACGCATCTTGTCGAACACCTCGACCGACAGCGGCCATGCTAGATCCGGATTCGTCTCGTGAGACTCGGCGGCCATGCTTGCCCAGGACGAGAGCCCGCTTACCTGATACCCCTGCTCTTCTGGCATGCGGCACCTACTTTCAGAATTGGGCTAGAAGGAAACCGATGCGAGGTTCGCATCGGATGGCGTCACGTCGTCGCGGGTGACCATCTCCGCCTGGGGTGGTGGAGGTGGAGTCTCTTCGACGAGGGGAGGAGCGAGGATCTCGAGCCCGTACAGCGCCAGCGACATTGCGATGAGTCCCGAGATATCTACCGGCAGAGACTTGGGCCGCGACCACGCCTTGTTGTCTCCGTACCGGACGACGACACCGCCCTGCACGGCAAGGTCAATGTCGGGTTGGTCAACGACGACGAGGTTCTTGTCACGCACCGCATCCTGATGGCGCCCCGTAGCAATCGCATACGTGGGGCCGTCGATCTCATGAACGATGAGGCCGAGGTCCTTGAGCGGCTTGATGAACTCCATCGCCGCGCAACCCCTGGCATTCAGGGCCACCTCACGGTGCCCGGATTCCTCGGCCAGATCGGCGAGGTATGGGGGCAGCCAGATCATGCCGGCGCGTTTGATCCGGCTGTAGGAGAACGGCTTGCCGTCCTCGGTGTAGACCGCAGAGGAGAGCCAGGTCGTGTTGCGGTCGTCCGAGACATCCACGCCCCACACGGTGCGGCCGCCCTTTGGGATGTGGATGTCCTTGATCGGGCGGACGAGCCTGCGGTACTCCGGCACTTCGATGAAGTTGTTGACCTCGGCGGTGACCCACTGGCCGAGCACCTCGACGCGCTCGACGTTCTTCTCTTTGGCCTCAGCCGCCGCCCGCATCAACCCGACGATGGTCATGCCGGGCAGGTAGCCAGCGCTCGGGTTCGCCTGGCGGAATGCCTTCGGATCGTCGAGGGCTGCGTCCTGCTCGGCGGACCACTCAGCTACAAACCACTGAGTGTCCGGGTCGTCGACGCCCTCGTGCGCGGTTGCGCGCACGTCCTTGAGGACGCGAGAGCGCTTCGTGCCGGAGTTGGAGAATGCCACCAGCAGCGAGTCGTACATCGCGTTCGCGGACTTCTCAATCGCCGACCAGCCCTCGTAGTCGTACTGCTCGCGCAGCTCGTCGAGGAGGAGCCGGGCCGCGCTCTGGCCACGGGCGCCGTCGAAGGTTCGGGGAAGGTAGGAGCCGCCGCCGATGGTGCGCAGCTCGGTCTCACCGTTGGTCGTGCGCGGCGGGTACGTGAACCGCTGCAGCGCCGGCACGCGGTCGTGCGCGATGCCGACCTTCGGGTCGTCAGGTGCGCCCCACCGGCGGACTGCCTTCCACGGCTTCATCGCGATGTCGAGCTTCTGGGCGCCGCCGACAACGACGAAGTCTTGCTCGGGCAACTGGTCCGGCCAACGGCCCGCGTCGACGTACAGCCAGAACGCCGCGAGCACGGCGGCGATCATCGTCTTCCCGTTCTGCCGGCCGACGATTACGAGCGCCTTGCGGAACCGCAGCAGGCCATGCTCGTCGATCTCGAGCATGTGGATCAGAAGCCACATCTGCCACGGGAACAGCTTCACCCGCAGGATGTTGGTCGCGAAGTCGATAACTTCGAACCCTCGGGAGGTCTCAGGAGTCAGCTTGCGGAGTGGCTTCGTGTAGATCCGCGGCTTCGTCCGCCCAAGTTCCTTCGCGGACACGAGCACCTCCGCAGAAACTAACCGGCGCTACGCCCCAGATTGCGGAATGCAGCTAACTCATCAGGGGCCGCTGCGCCCGGTTTCTTCCCAGCGGTGAGCTCACCGCGGCCGCCAGGCGTCAGGCCGAGCGATTCGGAGTACTTCAGGTACGTCGGCAGCGACACATTGTCCGAGGCCGGCGGGCGGATCTTCGACTCGGGGTCCGCCGCGATCTGCTCCAGGAGGTGATCGAGGACGGTGTCGTAGTCGTCGACCTTGTGCGCCAGGGTGAGCAGAGCCGCGATCGCGCCGGCGTCCTTGCCCGTCGCGTCGAGATGAGTCGCAGCACCGATCGAAATCTCGGTGGCGACGACAACATCGCCGATTCCGTACCCTCTTTCCGCGCACGCGCACGTGCGACCCCCGGTCAGACCCTCGGGGAGAGAGGACAGCTCCCCTTGGCGGTGGTCCTTCCCCTCGGCCGTCGCTGGATTTTCTGACGGATTCGGGGTGTGCGAGGCCGTCAGCAGGTCCTGGGGTGCCACAGGGGCGACCGTGTGGCTTCCGTCTGCCTCATGGTGAAGCGTGGAGGGTGTGAGCGTGGCTAGCTGCTGTCCGCACTCCTCACAGGTGAGCAGGACACCGTCAGGTGCGAGGAAGGATGCTTCGATGCGGTCGGCGAGTACCCGGACGCTCCGGGTCAGGTGAGCTCGAAGCTCGGTCCGGTTCACGTCAACGTCGAAGCGGGCGGTGTCATCCGTGCTGGTCAACGCCCTGGTGCGCAGTGGCACCTCGAAGGTGACCAGGTCGATGGGCAACTCAGTGCCGCCGAGGGTGACGACGAGGGTCGCGGTGAGTGGTGCGAGCTTCGCCATGGTGTCTCCCTTCGTTGATGCGGGCACGTGTCCCTCAGTACCGGACGATCTCGCCGGCCGGGCTGGCCCTGACGACTTGGTGCAACTCGCGGACGAAGTCACTGCCCATGTCCCGGTCGTCTTCGACCAGCACCACGTCGGCGCTATGGCCGCGAAGCTGCGGACGGGTGAGGAAGCGGACCGACCCTCCACTCGGGAGCTTGACCCGTGCGTCCCCGTTGGCTCGTCGCCACTGAAGGTCAGGCACGAGCTGGTGCACCTCGTCGACAGCGTCGGTCACTGCCCTGCCATGAGGTGACACCACGATGATGCGCGCGCCATCGGCTGCTGCAGCGAGCAGGCCAATAGCTGTGTACTTGTTCACGGTCAGTACCTCTGGTTCGTGATGTGCCCGCCGTTGAGTCCGTGCTCGATGGTGGTCGACGTGTCCTGCACTCCGAGGTGGGCATCGCAGGTCGGGCAGACAGCGATGATCTCGACCTTGGCGGTCTGGATGGTGGCGAGGATCTGGTTCGCTGCCGACCGGAGTGCCCCGGCCATCGCGGTCATGAGCTCCTCGTTGGTCGCGCCCTTGAGGCTGACCATGCCGGTCTCGGCGTCCAGGGTCGCGTTGACCGGGACGCTGAACGTCCCGAGCCCGATCGCTTCGGAGCCTGCGAGGCTGACGCTCACGGTGCCCTCGATGGGTAGCAGTGCGGCCATGGTCTGTTCTCCTGTCATCGGGTTACCACCAGTCGGGCACGCTCTCGCCCAGGCCAGCAGTCGGTGTGGTCTTGCCTCGCTTGAGGTTGCACGCCATGTGCGAGTGTCGGAAATTGTCCGGGTCCTCTTGCAGCTCGGGGCGGTCGTGGACCGTGTGGTAGTGGTCGAGGTTGTGCGAGTCCGCCGTGGTGTGCGGGTCGGCGACGTAGTCGATCGCCGAGCGGCACAGCCAGCAGTCGGACAGGACCCGCACGTCAGGGTCGCTGGACCGTGACTGTGTGCGGCCCTCCTCGAAGAACTCATCGCGCAGAGCGTGCATGCGGCGCGTGTTCGTCCGAGCCATGAGCTACCTCCGCGTCCTGCGCTTCCGGTGTGCCGCTGTCTGCTGCTGCCGGCCGCTGCTCTTCTTCGAGACCGTCATGTGCGGGAGCAGGTCGAACCAGGACGCCGTGCGCGTGCGGTCGATTCTCGGGGCCGCGGTGATGACGAGCACGGCCGAGCTGATCAGGAGCGCCCCGAGGAAGGTCAGCATGTGCGCCCCTCTCGGTTGGATGCCCCGGTTCGGGGTCTTGTTTCATCTACCAGGGGCAGCGAAACTTGGATGTTCACGAACGATTGGGGGAAGCATGTTCAAGATCACGTCGAGTAGCGATATGGCTAACTTCTTCGATGGCGTCATCAGCGACGTCATGGAAGATGTTGAAGAGGGGATGGCCGCGGACCTTGCGGAGAAGGCGCGGGCGCAGGGGCTCACCTCTGTGGATAGCTACGAGCTGGACCTGCAGACGGACGACCCGAGCGTGACGATCAATGAGGCGCGCGTGCGGGCTCTGGCGAATGGGATACTCGCCGCCGGGTAGTCGCTTTGCGGCCCCGGGTAGGCGCGCGGGTTGACTTCTTCCGCGCCTTCCCGGGGTTTCTCCGATTTCGGCGGGGTCTAACCCCGTGATTCTGGAGACCTGACGCGCTACCCCGGCACCCTCAGCCGCGTTGGACCCAGGACGTGGCGGAGTTCTCTGCGAGTATGAGCTCAACTCCGGGCACTGGGCCCGGTGCGTGAGGAAGGTTCGTACATGAACGTCACTTGCCCGGCATGCGGTGCACCCGCAATTGCCACGCCAAACACTGATCGTCGCCTCGCCTCGAACGATGAGTACCTGATTCAGTGCACGAAGTGCGATATCACTCGGGGGAACCTGACTCCGCCGACTGATTTTCGCCTGAGTTAGTTCCGGCACGCCCGCGCAGAGACACCAGGCCTAACAGGGAACGACCCTTCAGGGGTTCTTTACTGAGCGTGCAGCGTTGACGCGGCGTGCCGGAAGTTGGTCGACGGTGGCTGACAACCCTGCCGGGTCTTCGCGTCAGTTGTCACCCGCACCATGTGCACTGGTGAGGGGTCGCGTGCCGCCTGGCACCACGCAAGATTGAGGTGAGCAGGGCAGGCGGGCCGGGATCAAAGTCCGCGCCCTGCCCTGCCCCGCTCGTGCCCGACGTCAGCTTCAGTCCCGTTCAGCGATGCTCTCCCGGGCCGGTATTCGCGCGCGCGCGAACTCAACGTCGCGCCGTCCCGGTTGCCGGGGGCCTTGGGGTGCAGTGTGGACAGGTGACGTCGAGCAGGTTCCGACCGGGGGCACCCGGCCGGAAGCATCTGGGTACGAAAAAGGCCCGCCGTTTCCGGTGGGCCCAATCCTGCACTACGTGAACCGTAACACAGTTCTTCGCACGTTTCGCATGAATGTCAAGTCGTGTCTTCGCTGCCGGGCGGGTGCGCGGTCGACATGTGAAAGTCGCTCGCCTCGAGCGCCTCACCGACGTGCTCGCCGCTGTTGAGGCTTGAGCAGAGTAGGCATCGGATCGTGATCGCCATCACTCGCCTGCCTTCCGGTACTCGGTAGCACGAGCACACAGCGCGCGAGCGAGGTAGTCGTCCGTGAGGTGGCTAGCGACCTCCTCCAGCTCTTCCGCCCTCACCCGCCGGTCGTGCTCGGCCAGAGCATCGGTGGACACCTGGGTGAGGATGCGACGAGCCTCCGGGCCCACGTCGCCGATGAGATTCAGTACCCGCTCGATCACCGCGAGTGCAGCGCAACGCTCGGCGGCGACCTGGTCCACCTTCGCCTTCATCCACTCGTAGTCCGCCGCCCGCCCGGCCCGCTCCGTTTGCAGCTCGGCCCAGTACTTCGCGTCGGCGTGAGGGGAATCCTTCTCAGCGCGGAGAGTGGCGACCTCCCGTTCGAGCCTGCCCACTTCCTCCTTCTCCACTTCCAACATCTCAGCTGCATCGTTGGCGCCCATCAGCTCTCCTCCGTACTGGGGGTGACGGCAGCGTACGGATTCGCGTGCGGGTGCTCGGCGGCGTCCGGGTCCGAGGAAAGGCCGCGCGCCGAGAATGACTCGTCTGCGCTCCCCGCTTCATACCCCGCGTACCAGGCCCGTGCCAGCGGCTCTCGACGGTAGCCATCGGCGAGGATCGCGTCAGTGGTCCGGTCGATCAGCGGCCCCATGTCCTGCCCAAGGGTGCGAGGGGCAACCCGATCTGGGTAGTTGCTCGCGTTGCACTGCACCCCGCCAACGACACCACGCAGCGCAGCCCGTTCCGGCGCTCCCGTTACGGGTGGGTTGCGCAGGGCATCCGCCAACCCGGCGAGCGCCCGGACGGTGCTGCGACCACTCTGCCGGCCACCCATGTACATCATGCGCTGGCCGGTGGTCAGGTAGGCGTCCAGCACGGCCACCTGCCAGGGCAACAGCTCGATGCCCAGCACCTCGGCCAGCTGCTTCGCCTTGGTCGTGCGGACGGGTGCCGGCACCTCGGTCACGAGTTGCCCCCCTCGGTGCCGAACACTGGAGTACCCAGCCGACCGAGACCCTCGTTGCACTCCCGATACCGTGGCTACCCGTTCAGGAGCGTGTTCCACTCCCGCACCTTCGCAATCACCGCGAGTGCCTCGGCGAGTTCCCGTTCGGCCGCCTTTCGGGCGAGGAACAGGATGTCGGTGTCCTTGACGTACTTCTCCTGAAGGCGACCGATCATTTCCAGCCGTTCGCTGTCGAGTGCCGAGTCGGATTTGATCCTGTCCGCCAGCCGGTGCAAGAGGTTGCTCACCAGCGGGTTGCCTCCCATCGGGAACGGGTTAGTCCCGGCCGCAGCGCGTGCCTCGGCGATCAGCCCCTCGTACTCACTCATCGGCTACTCCCTCGGTGTCAGTGCTGGACGTGGTGGTGGCAAACAGTGCGGCGTTCATGCCACGGATCGTTCTGCCGGCTGCGAGGGCAGCGCAGCCAGCGCAGACCGTGTGCCAGACTCCGGGTCCCGTGATCCCGCCGCCGACCGAGAAGCCGACGATGTGGCGGCCGTTCTCATCGCGAGCGTGCCGGTCGAACCCGCAGATGCATGGTCCCGTGCCGCCCAGCTTGCCGGGCCCCGCGAGGTGCAGGGCGAGGTTCGGGCCGGAGTCGAGCAGCGTGTACCCTTCGCAGGGCATCGAGCACTCAACGGTGGTCAGCACGGCCCTCGCGGCCGCCGGCACCCGGCGGGCCCGATCTGCCGCTTCCGCGTCTTCGACGGCCAACCTGGTCACCCGGTCGGTGTGCTCCTCTTCGTGCGTCATGCTGTCCTCCGTGCTGCTCGAGGGCGCCCAACCCGGGCGCCCGACTTCTTCGCTGCATCAAGCAGCCGATCCTCACGACACAGGTCGAGCGTGAACGTCAACAGCCCCCGCTCCTCCCACCGGTAGATCGTGGATAGGGCCTTGCCGACCCGCACCGCGGCCGCCTTCCGGGTGAGGAACTTCACAGACTCACCAGGCGGACCGGCACACGGCCGAACCACCAGAACCGCGGCATCGCCGAGGTGGCCGGCCAGTTCTCGATCTCGCGATACCGGCGGGGCAGCCAGCGCTTGGCGCCGCGACGGATGTCAATCAGCGGCGGCATCGCCTCGAACGTCTCGAGCGCGTCGAAGCCGTTCACGTCGCTGCAGTGTTCCCGCATCGCCCGCTCACCCTTGACTGCGCTGTGAGTGCCCCACACAGTGAAGCCGTCACCGTCCTCCCACTGCCACGCCTGGATCTTGCTCGGCTTGATCTTCGTCTTCTTCGTCATGCTGCCTTGCCCTCCTTCTTGCTGAATGCGACAGCCCACAGGCCGTCGTCGTCGTCGTCGTGCTTCTCCCACCCGCACTTCGCGCAGAGGTACCTGGTCGGCCCGCCCTTACGCCTCGGCGGTATGACCTTCACCGCACGCAGCCCGCACCCCACCTCGGGGCACGGCTGCGCAGCCCAGAACGACTGATCCTCAGTCGGCCACCGACGCACCGCCCGGATGATCGTCCAAGCGTCCTTGTGCTCGGTCGGCGGCATATCGATCACGTCAGCACACAGGCCGAGGATCATCTCCTTGTCGTTGACCAGGATGTCGAGCATGCCGACGATGACCTCCACCGCCTCGAGCGCGTGGCCGTGCGCCGCGTCCGACTCCTCGCCAGGCTCCAGCCCGATGATGCGCATCCCAGCCCAGCGGCGCAGGATCCGGATCATGTCGTCGGATGCGTCGATGAGATCCGCCTTCACCGGTGCCGGCGCAGCGTCCGACGCCGACCCGCTCACCATCTCCTGGTCGTACACGGCCGCCTTGAGCGGGTCAGCCTGCGAGCGGATCAATGCAATCACGTCTGGCGCCGCCTCGAGCATGGTCAGGAGACGCTTGTAGCACCGGTCGCAGATGAGTGCACCCTCACGGGCCACCGTGGGCACACAGCCCCGGCAGCCGTCCTCGTCAGCATCCCCAAAGTTCGGGCACGCCGCGAAATGAACACCCCGGACCGCGCAGCCACGGACGCACACACGCTCGGCCATCAGAACGGGGTCTCGTCTTGGAAGTTGCCCGGAGTGTTCCAGACTTCGCCGCCGGCCGGTGGGCCGCTGGTAGCCCACTGCTCCTGGTTCTCTTCGCCGGCCTGCGCCTGCCGCCCACCGGACGCCTGATTCGCACCCTTCTGGACGCGGGTGAGCTGCGCCGTCGCGTACTTGAGCGAGGGGCCGATCTCGTCAATCTCCAGCTCCATGCTGGTCCGCTTCTCGCCCTCCTTCGTTTCGTAGGACCGCTGCTTCAGACGGCCGGTCGCAATGACCCGCGTGCCCTTCGTCAGCGACCCCGCGACGTGCTCGGCGAACTCACGCCACACGGACGCCCGGAGGAACAGCGACTCGCCGTCCTTCCACTCCGACGTTGCCCGGTCGAAGTTGCGTGGGGTGCTCGCGATCGTCATGTTCGCCACCGCCAGCCCATTCTGCGTGTACCTCAACTCCGGGTCGCTCGTTAGGTTCCCGACGACAGTGATTACGGTCTCTCCGGCCATGGTCAGTTGCTCTCTTTCGATGTGATTTCGCCGCGCGCTGCGGCCTGGATCTTCGCCACTGCGGCGTCGTGCTCGGCTGACTCGGGGATCAGGTACGTCCCGAACCGCGGTTCATATCCGCCGGCCTTTTTCGGGGCCATGGTCTAGCTCGTCTCTGCGGCAGATGCCGCGCTGGTTGTCGTCTTCTTCGGCCGGCCCTGCGCTTGGGCGGGCAGCTTGAGCTGGGACCGTCGCCGCTGGACCGTTGCCAGGCTGTACCCGAGCTCGGCCGCTATCTGCTTGTCGTTCAGGCCCCGACCGTGGAGCTTCGTGACAGCGACGAACTGCTCATCGCGATCGCTCCGGATCATTGCCCTCGATCGCTTCGGGGTCCGCTTCGACACGTACTTCGGTCTCGGTACTGGCTGGGCCACTGGCTTCGGCACGGATGCCGGCTTTGACCTGGTCGGGGCTCCGAGCGCATGCCGCACGAGCTGCTCCACCAAGACGTGGGACTGGATGCCGCGGTTGCCCGCGATCGTCGCCAGCGCCCGGTACTCCTGAGCCGACAGGTTGAGGACAATCGACACCCGGTTCATGACGTGGCCTTCTGAAATCGGGGTGCTTCGTGCCGGCCGCACTTGCACTCGTGCAGCACGATGCGGTGACAGTCCCGGCTGTCGCACTTCCCCGGCACTCCGGCGACCTGGTTGCACTCGAGCGACAGGTCAGAGATCCGCAGCACGTTGATGGTCTTGCCGTCGACACGGGTCAGCGGGATCGATACCGGCGGTGTCAGGTCGGCCGGGGCGTACACCGTGACTCGGATCAGGTCCCGGCTCGAGTACGTGTAGGTGGTGTCCATCAGTCATCGTCCGATCTGGTGAACGTAGGACGGGTACTGGACAGGTGCTGATCCGACCAACCACGGTGACGTAGCCGAGCGGTACCGCAGTTCCTGCAGGGGGAATCCGTGCCTTGAGGATGCGAGCGACAGAACGGCGACGGTGGCACATCCGGATCGGATCGAGAATTCTCCCCCTCGGCCCGCGCACTCTCGCGCGCCCACTCGGCATCCCTCCATGCACCCTCTCCCTCGCCCCCCTCTCCGCTCTCTCTTCTCTCCCTCTCCCCAGCCGCGATGGAATCCGGATCCACTCCGGATGGATTGACGAGGGGTGCCGGCGGTATCCGCGACTCGACCGGATGGTCCACACGGGGCCACTCGATGACCTGAAAGTAGGTGCGCGGGCCCACCTGGTAGAGCACGATGTAGTCGGCGTACGCCAGCTCGAGCAGCTGCTCGTTGATCACCGCGTCCGTCACGTCCGTGTCCAGCGGCCAGAGCGCCGCCTTGATCAGCGCCGGCGTCGCCGACTCGCGGCCGTGGTCGTCGGCGTACAGCCTCAACCCGACCGCCGTCAGCCTCGTCGCCACCGACAGCGACAGCAGGTCCTCGTTCCGGAACATCTCCGGCAGGATGTCCCGCTTCTTCCTCATACCCATAGCGCCTGATTCCCTGCATCATCGTCTTGATCGCCCGGCCCAAACTCGCGGCCGTGACCTTGAAACACTCCGTGAACCCGCGCCCGCCTCGCAGCAGGTGCAGGCTGTCGTTCTCCCGCGTGAACGCCCGCTCGAACCACCCGTCGAGCTCAGCCAGGGCGCCGCGCTCCCAGATCGCCGGGGTGTCGCGCAGCAGCACGATCACCACGCCGCCGGTCGCGCCGAACCCCCGCAGCCGGGACATCTTCCACGCCCGCCCGATCTTCAGCACCTGGTGCTCGGGCCAGTACACGGCGTACGTCATCGCGAGGCGCGGGACCGCGGCCGCGGCGGTCACGCGATCGCCCCAAGGTCGAACGGCTGAGAGGTCTCCCGCTCGAGTCGTCTGGCCGCGGCCTCGCACTGGCTCTCGCGCTTCTCGAACAGCAGCGCCTTCCGGCCGAGCTGACGAGCGGCTACCCCAGTGCTGGCCGACCCGGCGAAGAGGTCCACGACCAACCCGCCGATCGGCACCGAGCACGTGATGTACTGACTGACCAGCTGCACCGGTTTCTCGGTCTCGTTGATGGCCTTACCGTGCATCGATCTGAGCTTGATCACTGAACGCATGATGCGATCACCTCCGTCCGTGCTCTCGTAGTTGGTCCCGGCGATCTCGCCCATGTGGGTCGGCCGTTCCTTGCGGCGCACGGTCTTGCGCATGGCGTCGGCGGTCTTGGGTGGGTCGTTGTAGAGCCCCCCCCACTCGCCGCGGTACCACTGGACGGCGAACTCGTGCACCCGCTTGAACCGGTCGTTGTGGAACCCCGAACCGTTGTGCTTCTCCCACACCGTGTCCTGCGCGAGCTTCCACGTCGCGAACTCGGCCGCGCGCTCGTGGAACATCCGGAACGACCCGAAACACCAGAGATTGTCGGCGATCGCCGCAGCGTCAGCGAGCCAGCCAATAGGCCAGACATCCCAGTCGAGCGAGGTCTCGCCATAGGGCGGGTCTGTCACGATCGCGTCGGCCTTGGCCGCGGTGAGCGTGTCCATGTGGTCGCGGAAGTCACCGTGATAGAGGGTCACGGCGCTGTCCTCGTAGTAGGGCTTCATGCTGCGAGCCTCGGCGGCGTGACCGACGCGTTGCCGGCGTCGTCCAGCCAAACGTCGCACCCGTACACCGCGTGCCGCACCGGCACGAGTAGTGGGTTGTCCGTCGCCAGGAGCGCGAGGCCGACCATGCGAGCCGACACCGGGTTCGCGTGAACCCAGCCGTGGCAGCCCGTCGTGCCCGAACCGCAGAGCAACACAGCGTTCGACACCTCGTCGCCACCACGGCGCGACTTGAACTTGCGGTGATGACGCGAACCGCCCGACCAGATCACCACGCCGCAACGGGCACACCGCTGCTTCTCTCGGGCGTCGATCAGCGCGCAACGCTCAGCCATCAGCATCCCCGCCATCCGAAGAGGCGGCAGCGGCTTCGGGTGCGCGCTCACTCTTCGCCGCCCTCGGCCCGGTCGGCGCAGTTGCCGCAGAGCCCGTCCCATCCCTCGCCGTCGGCGGTAGTGTCGTCGCACTCGGGGTTGCGGCAGCCCTCGTCCTCGTCGTCGTCGTCGTCCAGTGCTGCTGCGATCTCGACGGGAACGGGGATGAGGCTCTCTTCAACCTCTGACACGCCATAGCCCCACGCGGCCAGCTGAGCGAAGTACACGCCGATCTGCGCGCCCGTCTGCTGCCAGGTGGCAGCATTCAGATTGCTCTCGTTGTGAAGAACTGCCAGCGCGGTGAGGACCCGTTCGGCCTTCGCTGGGTTGCGGTCGAGATAGTCGGCGAGTTCGGCCGCAGCGGTGCCAACGGTGAACCTAAAGCCAAGCATCTCGGCCGCACGCTCGGTGGGTTCGATGATCAGATCACCGGGTGCGACGTGCTCGATTGTCTGCGTCATTGCTTCCCTTTTCTGGTTGGTGGTGACGGGAGCGCTCATGCGGCAGCCCGGAAGATCAGTTCGTCCTGGTCGAACGCGACGAGACCCAGCTCCTGCCGGATCCGCAGCACCGTTCGGTCAGCGATGCGCAGCCGTTCCGCGATCAGCTGGTCGGACCAGCGCCGAGCGTGCAGCTGCGTCACCGCGGCGCGGCGCTCGAGCGCGGTAAGGCGCACGTCCTCACCCGACATGGCGAGTTCCACCGCGGCCTCGTCGATGCCGTCAGCCGTGCTGGCCTCGGCAACGGGCGGTGCGACGTCGGTGTCGATGTCGTCCCACGCCATGGGCGGCAGCCAACGGCGCGCCGCCGCGTAACGCTTCGCCCGGTTGAACGAGGACAGCGACCGCCACTCGTTATGCGCGGGCTCCGTGTTCCATAACTGGTCGAACAGGACATGCACCTCACGGTGCAAGCCCACACAGACGGACGCGGCGCCCATCATCCGGTTGAAGTTGCCGGGTTGGATGTCGAGATGCGCCGCAAGCTTCGACTGAGACCAGCCGATCGAGACGAGCGCCTGCAAGCGGCGATGAGTCCCACGCGACGGGATGACCGCGCCGGCAGCGAGCAGCGACAGATCAGGCTTCACGGCCAGGATCGCGTCCGCCTTGACCCGCGTCGTGCGCTTCAGAACTTCGCCCTTTCGCGGGTCGCTGTTGCTACCCTTGCGGCCGTAGAGGAGCTGCGAGACTGCCGTGTTGCCGACGCCTGACAGCGCGGCGATGCGCTTCCAGCCAAGGCCGGACGACTGCAGCAGTTCGATGTGCTCGCGCACCGGCTCGGCCGGCACGTACGGGTCAACCCAACGGCCGTAGAGCTGAGCTCGTGTACGGACGCTGGCCCGGGTCGTCATCGCTGTGCGGCATCCGTCGCACCGGCACTTGTGGATCGCGTAGCACGTGCCGTTCACGGCGTGCTTGTGGTCGTCAGGGCAGACGAACGGGGCCGTCACGAGCAGGCCTCCTCGATATAGCACTGGTCGCACTCGCGGGCGATGTCCAGCCCACGCTCGAACGGCATGCGCAGCAGCGCCTGGTGGCGCTCGCATGGGGCGAACATCGGCGCGTTCACGACTTGTGCTCGTTCCGGAAGTTCGCGTTGAGTGAGCGCAGGATCTCAACGTCCTCAGTCAGAGACTTGCGAACCTCCCGCGCGTATTCGAGGAGCAGCTCGCAGGTGTCTACGTGCTCGCCGGCGGTGATCACCTCGGTGTCGCCCTCTTGCTCGATCTTGCGGTCCTCGGCCGTCGTGCCTGTGGCCCGCTTGCGGGCGTAGGCCCTCGCCACGAGCAGCGTGCGCTTCGCATCCTTGAGCGCCTTTGACCTGGCGTTGAGGATCGCTGGTGCCTCGGCAATCAGACGGCGGGACAGGAGTAACGCACCCGCCGCCTGTACCGGGGTCGGAAACATCGCGAGGAGCGCTTCCTCGTTGAGGTCGGCCAAGTTCAGCGGCACGAGCTGACGCGATGCGACGACCTCGCCCGTGGCGTTGCTGACGCCGAACTCGTCGCTCATGCTGCCGACCGTTCGCGAGAGCGCCGCGCGGCCGCGGCGACCTCGGCGGGAGTAGGAGCAGGACGTGCTGCAGCGACGGCAGCAGCCGCGGCCGGCGCAGCCGCGACGGTGGCAGCCTTGATGCTGTCGCGGCGGTACTTGAACGCCCGCTCGAGCATGACCGTCACCGCACGCGCTTTCCGCGCCGCGGCCCACAGCTCGCCAACGGCCACCAGGGTGGACGCGTCGGCCAGTTCCGCGATCCAGTCGCGGGCGACCGGTGCCGCCTGGTCCGCCGTCGGTGCGGAGATCTTCCGCTCGTCGCCTGACGGCTTGGAAGTGATGACCTCGGGGAACGCCCGGATGTAGGCGAGGCGGGCTGCAGAGGCACCGAACAGTGCGTGCGGCGACCGCTCCCACAGTTCGCGCCACTCATCCTCGGCGGGCACGCTCTCGTCCCAGCCGATCACGACGCGGATCGGGACCATGAACCCGGCCCGGTGCACCGTCGCAGATGCGAGCAGCGGGTGCGGGTGCTCCTCAGTCGGCAGCAAGTACTCCGACCAGGTGACGCCGTCGATCGAGAACGACTGCTCGAACCCGCGCCACTCGCCAGTCTTCGCCGCGAGCACTCTGTACTCCGAGATCGTCTGAGCGATCTCCTTCTCGTCGGTGGCGCTCATGCTGCTGCTTTCTTGTCGGGCGCTTTGAACGCCAACGTGGTCGAGATCTTTTTCTTGCTGTAGAGCGTCACCGCGACCGCGGCCGCGTCGTCGGCCCGGGTTCGCAAGGCCACCCATGCCTCGTGGGAGTCGGGCTCGGCGGCCTTCCATGCGTCCTCGTCCAGCACATCGTCGGACTTGACCGAGTAGCCGAACCCGCCGCGCGAACCGGAGCGCTTGAGGCCGTCGACCTCGGCGTCGGGCGTCGCGGCGATGTACGCACGGATTACCTTCTCAGCGGCCTTCTCGTCCTTCGTCGCGATCGACTTGCGTTCCTTCGCGTCAGCCCAATCGGTGAGCGACTCGTCCAGGTCGTCGGGGATGTCGTCCAGCTCGGGGGCGCCGGCCTCCCGCCACGCAATGAACGCGTCAGCTTGAGCGACCAGCTGCGCAATGCGGTCGTCGTCGCGGTCGATCCACACGTGGAACGGGTCGTCGAGCGTCGCGTAGCCGTCGTCGCCGAGGACCTCCCACACGTACAGCCAGCCGTCAGCGCCGAGCACGTGGATGTTCCACTGGCACTGGTCGAAGTGGTCCGGCGGCACATCCATGCTGGTCCAGCCGAAGGCGTGCGATTTCACCTCAACACCGAACGGTGCGCTGTCCGCGCCGAGGCCGTCAGGCGTACCGCGGTGCAGCGGGAACTCGGGGTGAGCGAACAGGGTCGAGTTCGCGGTGACGCCGTACTGGCCGTCCGCCCACTCGAGCAGCACGGGCTCGCGCTCGTGTCCGCGCTTCGTGTGCCGGTTGCCGTGGAAGGTGGAGCCGTTGAGCTTGTCGGTCAGGATGCGGCGCCAGGTCTTGCGGCCACCGGTGGCGATGTCGTGGACTTCGGACGCGGTGACGCCCTCGGCGCGGAAGCCGTGCCACACTTCCTCGTTGTCGGCCTGGGATGCCAGCGCGATCGCGGCCGGCCTGGTCTTGGTGATGACGCTCACAGCGTGATTCCTCTCTCAACGAGCATGCCGATGACGAATGCCATGGCGACGACCGAGGCAGCAAGCCCGGCCCAAAGTGGGGCGACGGAACGAGCAGCCGCCGGGTACGTCGCGCGGGTGCGCTTCGGGTAGCTCATTCGTCGGCGTCCAGGTCACTCACGGTGAACACGCCTGTCGAGGTCCTGAGGTCGAACCCGTCGGCGCGCATCTTCCTGGCGGCATCGGCGAGCGGGTCACCGACCCCGAAGTCGAAGTCGAGGGTGGCATCGTCCAGCCGAGTCGCCCGGCACCGGCCGAGGATCTCGAGCACCTCGTTGATGTCGTCACGATCGAGGACCGGCTCAGCGAACAGAACGCCGGCGGTCGGCGTGTACGTGTCACCGTCCAGGCCGTGGTCGACCTTCACGCTCGGCGAGTTGACAACCATGATTACTAGGTGCCGGTCGTCGGGGCGCTTGACGAGCGGGCCCTGCAGCCGGTCCATGCCCTGGCGATCTGCGTCGGGCAAGCTGCCCGAGAGTTTGACTCCCATGATGGGGTCCTTTCGTTTGGTAGAGGGGGTCCGCGTCAATGCGCGGAGCTGGCCTTGCTGTCGAGGTGGATCGCGGGGCCGGTCAGGCCGGGGCGGGCTCGGCGAGCGACCACACCTGGGCGCGGTAGTTCGACTTCGTGAGGCGGAACTCGCCGTCGACGAGGACGACGCGGCCGGCCTCGGCGAGTTCGGATCGGGCCGTCCGGAGCCGCTGCGGGGAGAATGGAACACCACTCTTCGCCGCGCGGGCGGTCAGCTCGTGATCCGCCATGGGGCCGACGGAGGTGAGCAGCATCAGGACCGCGGTCTGCGACTCCGGCAGAGCCACGGCCCGCCCCGCGTCCACTGAGGTGACCGGGTGCGACGACTTGCTGCGCGGAGACTTGCCGTCGAGCGCCATGCTCACTGCCGCACCGTCACGATCGTGAAGGATGCGCGGGCCGCGGCACGGGTCGCCATATCACCCGACGACAGCGCCGCCATCATCGCGCTGTCCGGCTTGATGGTGAATCCGAGGTGCTCCGGTGCGCCCATGCGGACGACGATGGAGCGAGCAGCCACGCGCTCGCCGGTGGCCGGTCGAGCGTGACGAGCGTGACGAGCAGATGGTGCCGTGTTCTGAACCATGGGAAGTGCCCTTTCGATTGGTTCGATTCCGCATCGGCGCACGCCGGCGGATTCCCCTCCGAGTGAGGGGCAAGAAAATGGGGCTAGATCAGCCCCGCGAGTGCGACTGTCACTAGGCAGCCACGGCGGGGATCAGGTACATCTCCCGCCTGGCGGCGATACGAACGAGTAGCTCCTCGTATGTCGGACCGCCCGGGCGAACTGCCCGCCGCGCGGCCTCTTCGAGGGGGTAGGCGTAAAGGACCCGATAGCAGTTCGCCAAGACGACCGATGCCGCCTTGATGCACTCCTCGCGGGAGGCCATTACGCGGCCTGCGCTAGGCGTTCTTCTGGCATCTGCTTTACGACCGCGGTGGCCTTGACGACGTCGAATGCTTCGCCGAGTCCAAGACCGAATGCATCGCAGAAACCGGCCATGAATGCGCCGGACGGCTGACCACCGTTGTCGATGCGGCGCAAGGTTGAACGGTCAGTTTGAACGAGTCGAGCGAATGCTTCGTCGCTGTTGATTCCGCGTGTCTCGCGGAGGCGATCGATGAGACCTGGCTTGATTTTGATGGCGACCGACACGTCCACCTCCTGTTGTGTTTTTGTTTCGGTATGTAGTGAATGTACACCAGCAAAACTGGGGCTGGAGCGGTTCTACTACGGCGTGTTGCGATAATGCACACAAACCCCCGGTGAAGCGTGGGTAAAAGCTTCCACTCTGTTGCAAAAGTGCTACATTAAACGCATGACCCAGACACTCGTTGACTTCCTCCACTCGGCCACATCGGGTGCCAGCAACCGTGCAATGGCGGACCGAATCGGCATGACCCACACCACCCTCAAGGCGCAACTTGCCAGTGATAAGACGCCCGGCCTCACGCTCGGACAGCTGTGCCGCGCGTACGGAATCTCATTCGGTGACGCAGCCGTTGCAGCCGGCTGGGTAACCGAGAACGAACTGCGCGCATCGAGCGGGCAGCTTCACCTCGCCAGCGTCAGCGACCTCGACATCTCGAAGGAACTGCTGCGCCGAGTCGCCGCAGGCTCCGCCAGTACGGCGCTCACCGAACCCGCCGCTGAGGAGCTCATCAACGATGTCCTACGCGAGGTGGAAGATGCACGGGAGAAGGGTCGACGCTCGGACTACGCCGTCGCAGCAGATGATGATGAAGATGAAACACCAGGAGGCGACGATGGAGACGACCGGGCGGGCCTATGACCCCCACGAGCACGCAGCGCTGCTCGGCATCAATGTGGTCTACCGGAAGCTCCGCACCGCCAACGGTTTGTGGATTCCCGAACTGCAAACGATCTACCTGCAGTCGCGAATGAGGACCATCCACGAGCGGTCCGTGCTCACACACGAGATCGGGCATGTCATCCTCGGTCATAGCAACGCGACCCCGCGGCAAGAGGTTCAGGCGGATCGATGGGCATCACGCAGGCTCATCGATCATTCTGAACTGGAACGCGCTGCGGCTGTCACCGACGACCCCGGCATCTGGTGTCACGAGCTCAACGTTTCCGCCAAACTCCTCAGCCGTTACATGAAGGACAGCCGAGCATCATGAAGCTCCACGTCGTTCCGGACACCCCGCCCCGCGCGGTCCTGTACTTGCGCCAGTCCGTCTACCGTGACGACTCGATAAGCATCGAGATGCAAGAGTCCGCCGGCCGCGACTACTGCGACCGTATGGGCTACGACATCGTCATGATCGAAGCCGACCAGGGGCTATCCGGTCGCAAGTGGGACAACCGCCCTGCGGTGAAGCGCGTCATCGACATGATCGAGGCGGCCGAAGCCGACGTCGTGATTCTGTGGAAGTGGTCGCGCCTCTCGCGCAGCAGGCGCGATTGGGTTCTCGCCGCCGACCGTGTCGACGTAGCCGGCGGTCGCATCGAGTCGGCGACCGAGCCCATCGACACAGCGACGGCATCCGGGCGGTTCGCCCGCGGCGTGATGACGGAGTACGCAGCTTTCCAGTCTGAGCAGATCGGCGAGCAGTGGGAAGAAGTGCGCCAGCGTCGGCTCCGCCTTGGACTCCCGACGTCGGGGCGGCTCCCGTGGGGTTGGCGCCGTACTGACACAGGGATCGAGCCCAACCCAGAGCAAGCCCCGCTGGTTGTCGCGATGTACCGCAAATACCTCGCCGGGAACGGTTCAGCCGCTATCTCCCGCTGGATGAACGCCCAGGCGATCCCGTCGCCCAATGGCGGGACATGGAACCGTGTGCGCCCGTTCACCGTGATGGATTCGCCCATCCACGCTGGCAAGGTGCCATACCGGGGCGAGGTCTACGAGGGCCAGCATGAGGGAATCATCGACCAGGCGACGTGGGACCGCTACCAGGCCATGCGGAAAGACCGAAGAGGGACGGGTGCTAAGCCCCGTCAATCGGCCTACCTGCTCTCCGGCCTAGTGCGCTGCGGGTGCGGGCTACGGATGCAGGGCAAAGGCGCGGTCACCGGCGGCATCTGGTACGGCGGCTACATCTGCACCTCCATGGACCCCGAACACGGACGCAACTACGTGTCCGCGAAGAAGCTGGAACCACTCGTACAGACGTGGCTCGAATCGCTGGCGGAGGAACTCGACGCCGCGGTCGACCTCGCCCCGAAGGTCGAAAATGAATCCACTCTCGTGCGGCTCCTTGCCGAGCAGAATGCTCAGCAGCGCCGCATCGACAAGCTGACCTCGCTGTACATCGACGACAAGGTATCTGATGCTTCCTACGCAGCCGCGAGGTCCGAGGTCGAAGCGAGACAGACCGAACTCCGTGAGCAGATCAGCGAGGTGAGGACGGTCCTCGCCGGGGTGCCGGACGTGTCCCGCGATCTCGTTCGAGACATGGTGCGCGACTGGGAGCTCTTCGATGTGACCGGCCGGCAGGAGCTAATCGGCACGGTACTGCGTCGCGTGGGACTCAACATCGACGCTCAATCGGCCAGCTTCGATTCCCTGTGGGGGCACTCGTCACTTTTGCACTGGTAA